TGAAGTACCTGATTTTATTAAAAAGAGAGCGTAATGAGTAAAGTATTAACAGTAGATAAAATAGTTAAAGAATACGGTTATAAAGTTTCCACTTTAAAATACATGCGAGATAATTCTCAAGCGAATGCTGGTGATACTCCTTCGTGGTACCCAGTAATGAACAGACCACATTATCCTACGGATCAATTTGAACTTTGGCATCAAAGACAAATCAATAAGAACAAAAAAAAGAAATCGGTTAAATCGGTTAAATTAGTTAAATCAATTAAGTAAGCTAATCGTTGTACATTTGTACAATAATCATTGTAATATAATTATAACTCGTTATCTATCACTACATGATAAAAACAGATGTAGTTTTAGAAGATCCTTTAAGCGAGAAAGCTTTACCATTATTCGCAACTAAGCTTGGTACTAATCACCACTCACCAACTCAATTCGCAATTAGCGATGGTGCCTGGATGTTTAAGTATTGTTACATGTCTCAAGAAGATAGACGAGCTTTGTTGTTAGGCAGCAGTCAAATGAAAGCTGGTGTAGCAGTAAACAATGTTCTGCAAAATTATTATTCAGATGTGATTTGGAAGTTTGGTCCTCACAGAAAATTACAACCTTCATTCAATACAAAAGAAAAAAATAAATTAGATTTAATAAATGACGAAATAATAGAATTTAAAAATTACGAACCTGTTGATGAAAAAGATAGACAGAAAAAAGAAAAATATCTTGATGAAATTAACAGTGTAATTGTAAACGGTTTCGCAGCGATGGATGGTTTGTTTAGTTCCCATAAAATCGTAAGCGAAGAACAAATCAGTATCGACCAGTCGCAATCCAATCTATTGCTTCCAATCGTAGGACGGACTGATTTTAGGTTCGGCAATGCTGGAAGTGGTTCTCTTTCTAGTTTCCTTTCTTCCACGACTGGTATTGTCGAGCTTAAGACTACTTGGAGTAAAGCTGGTAAACTTAAAGTAGATGGTGAGAGAAGTTTTATTAGATCTAAGATCCCAGCAAAACCATCATTCAATCACTTAGTACAATGTGCAACTTATGCAGCTAAGTATGATTTTAAAGTTCCAGTTTATTTAGTTTACTTAAACAAAGATGAATACAAAATTTATGATAGTAACAACTGTGTTGATCTTACAGTAGCTGGCTTACAAAGATGTTTTAAAGTTCTATGTAATACATTTAGAAGAAGAGAAAAAATCTTAGGTACCTTTGAAGAACTAGGTAATAAAAACCAAATCATTAAAGCAGCAGCTCAAGTAATAGATCCTAACTTCGATCATCCTTATGCCTGGTCCAGCTTACCAAGAGAATTATTAATTGAAGCTCACGAACTGTGGGATCAAATATGATGAAATTTAAAACACTACAAACTTTATTAAAATTACAACAGCAAAGAGCTGTAGCAGCAAAGCTAAAAAACAAAAACAAAATATTAACAAAAACATTAATAGGAGTATTTATATTATGGCTAATCGTAATAATAGCAATGGCACAAAAATAGTTCCTGATGATTTAATACAAACGATCACTGATTTTAAACAAACATCAGGCGGTCAGATGATAAATATTCATGGAAAAGATTATGCTACCGTTGCTCACAGACTTGCAATCTTTAGAAGAAATCTAGGAGCAAGAGGAAGAATTGAAACACACATCTTAGATATAAATAAAGATGTAGTAGTTGTTAAAGCAATTATATCAATCGACAATTCAATAGTTGCAACTGGAATGGCTGAGGAAAAAAGAGCTGCTTCCAGGATCAATCAAACAAGTGCTTTAGAAAACGCTGAGACATCAGCTGTTGGAAGAGCATTAGCAATGTGCGGTATTACAAATGATAACATCGCAAGTGCTGAAGAAGTATCTACTGCAATAGAGCAGCAAGACAAAAAAATCCAGGAAGCTATTACAACATTAAAAACTGTATCGCATGCTGGTAACTATCAGGAATGGCTTACTAAAAACAAAACTTTCTTAGCAGATCTTAAAGATAAAAATCCGCTGAGCTACAACAAGTTTGTTGAGAAATTCACTGACGTTAAAAGCCAACTTAAATCTAAAGGAGTATTAATCTAATGGCAGAAGAAAAAGCAAAAAGACCACAACTGGGTCTAGCAATACCAGTTACTAATAAGGCTAAAGAAAGTTCTTATGACTTAAAAGGATCTATAATGATCGAAGGCAAGTCGTACAGATTTGGAGCCTACAAATCCACAGCTAAAGAAGGTGGTAAACTTCAAGCTGGTTCAACATACTATTACTTTCACAGAGTAGAAGCTATGGAGCCTCAATCTACTGGATTTGATCCAGCATCGTTGGAGGCATAATGGATCCGAATAAGTTTAAATCAGTTGCTATCAACATTAAAACTTACAAACAGCTACAAGATTTAGCCGAGAGTAAATTTGAGCTGCCTATCAGTATGTCAAAGACCGTAGAGTTTTTCATACAAAAAGGTCATGAGGAATTTAAGCAAAATGCAAATAAACAAATTAGCAAAAGAGCTTAAAGAAATCCGAAATAAAAAAACTGACGAGTACGGCTCGTTTCAGACATCGATGCAAAAGATTGCTGATGTATGGACCGTACTTGTTGGAAAAAAAATAAGACCTCATGAAGTTTGTCTAATGTATGCAGCTGCAAAACTTATCAGATGCAAAAAAGAATACAAATACGACAGCTACGTTGATGGCATTAATTACTTATTGGAGGCAGATGAAATTCACAGAGAAGATGTGTCACCGCTGGTCGATAGTTACTTTCAAAAAACAAATGAAGCCGATGAATAAAACAGAATTTCAATTAGCTATGGAGTTTAATGGTTACGAGACTTACGGCAGACAAACAAATAAATTTTTTAAAGCATACATAAAAGCTTATGAGCATATCAAAAGTAACAACTAACGTTTTCCAATTTCCAGGAAAAGAAAACAGAGAGCTTGCAAAGCAGAAAAAAAGATTAGCTGTAATGCTTGTTCAAATAGATGGCAAAATGAATATGCCATGCTGGGATATATTAGATTTGAGCGACTTAGAATTACAAGCTCTAGCAAATTTCGGTGAAACAATGAAGTTCACACCAACAGTTGCAAGCAGACTAGCATCTGTACTCGCAGCATCAATATTAAAAAAACAAAATGAGGAATATGAATTATAGAAAAAGAACTCAAGCACTTGAAGTATCTCAATTTAATGATGGCAAAACAGTAAAGCTAGGTAGCAGCTGGTTCGCTAGAAAAAAGGATAACAAAGTTAAGATCTACAAACAAACTTCACCATGTAAATTCGATCAAGTAACTAAAGCTTGTTTTAATTTAACGATGAGAAGATCAAAAGAATTTCCAACAGAAATGATTAAAGCAAACTTAAGGAGGTTTTGTGAACAAGAAAAGCAATAGAGATCCAGCTCATATCCAAATGGATATAGTTGTAGGACAAAATATAAGATTTATGAGAACAGTAAAAGGAATGACTTTGCAGCGTGTTGCCGATCACTGCAATGTAGCATTTCAACAAATACAAAAATATGAAAAAGGATCTAATGGATTGAGCGCTTATAGACTTACGCAGCTAGCGCAGCTCTTTGAAGCTCCATTCAATGCTTTCTTTGATCCTAACTATATTAAGAAAATGCACGATGTGTACTCAGATAAATTTTTTAATAAAGGCTTTAACAAACCAAGAGAATTTTTAGATGTCTATACAGCTTTAGAAGATGCAGCTGAAATGATGGACCAAGCTAAGATCCAGGATGAAATGAAGTATGGCAAAAATTGTTAAGGAAACTATGGCGACTGCAAGCTTAGTTGTTACAGAGATTTATCCTGATGAAGAAGCTGCAGCAGTATCTGATGGATCTACCGTTGAAGATACTAAAGTAAATATTTTGGAATACAAAATTGAAAACACTAAATGGAAAAAATATGGCGAATAAAACAGACGTAGATTACAATCTACCTTACGACAATAGAACACAAAGATTAAAAAGAAGGTATCAAGGATTATCAAGAGTAGCTGCTGCTATAAATGATCTTTATATATACGGAGTATATCC